TCATGTACATTAAGTGTATGTTTGCCTGTGAATGGATTTCTATAGGGTATTTTTATTGCTTCACTTGCCCATTGTGATATATTATCGTTTGTATCACACATACGCATAAATGCAAATTCCCAACTGCTACGATATGTAGGAGTTCGACCGCCAATATATTTGTCAGGGTTTTTGAGAGTAAATTTACCTTGGGCAAAACGTCCCATTACACTCTCACATTTCGATTTTCTGTGGTTTCGATCGTATAATTGTTTTTATAACCTAGAGCACTAATTTTACTACGGTTATTGTTAAGTATTGCACTTACTAATTGACTTAATTGAACTTCTGTTAAACCTGTTAATGTATCGATAAGTTGAAAAACATTTTTGTTTTCTGCTTTTGCTTGTTGTATAATCACAGTAGCAACTGCAATTGATGCATCTTTTGTAAATTTTCTTTTTGTAAAAAATCCAACAACAGTATCAACTTCATTACTAGTGATGTTAATTTGTTTTGTAAAATATCTATCAAAGAGTTGTCTAACTTCTTTGCCACTGTCTGTTTTTTTATTTTGTTCTTCTGCTGCGTAACTGCTCATCCAATTATTCCAATTTCTTTTAGATCATTTTGGAAGCCCGTAGTGTTTCCAACTGCACCTTTTTCTAAATCATTAAAATTATTCAACGCACTTTGTTCAACCTGTGCTTTTACATTAGGAGATAAGTTGTTGTAAAATTGTTTTGATTCTTGCAAGTTTAAACCTGAGAAAACACTGATTTGTATCTGTGCTTTTGATTGTGCATAGTTAGCCAACTTTTGTGGATTGCTTTGCAATTGTCTTTTAAACTCCTGATCACTTAAACTTAAATTTTCCTGCTGGAATGCAACAGGTTGTGCAAATGTAGTTATGTTTTGATTCACAGTAGTTGGAAAAAAGTTTGTTGTGTTTGCAGGCGGATTGGTTGTTTGTGTAATTGGTTGAACAGAAAGTGGTAATTGATTTTGTCTTTGCTGACTGTTAAATCCTGTCAAATCAACGATATTAGAAAGTAAATCTCTAAATAGCTCTGGCCAAAAAGTATTGTCATCTGTATTCTTTGCAATACCACTTGTGCTTACACTATTATAAGGACTTGGCACTGTATCATAATGTTGTATATCTCCAAAACTTTGAATATTTTCTTTTGAAGTTATTTCTCGATCATATAAAACAGTTTCGTATGCTATACGCATATTGTTTTTCATTACACCCGAACCGTTGCTTTGATCTACTCTATCATGACTCCATGAGGTAATTAATGGATTTACTAGTGTGAAACTTGTAAATGTGCTTTCTTTATTTTGTGGATGTAATTGATGAATTGTAATACTATTAAAAAATGGTATATCGGTAGTACGTCTTCTATTAAAACCGTGTCTATATGTATTAGCTATATCTGTGTCATATAATTTTGTTGCATATGAACGTGGGCGACTACTTTGATCTGTATAGTTACCATCTTGATAATAATATCTGTAATATGCTTCCCAAAGTAATGTTGTAAGTCCTGCATTATCGTCATGGAACTCAATACCCACTTCGTCGTAATTAATCATTGTCTGTATAACTTTTTTTCTGTTATACTGCGGAAGAGTTTCAGTTTGGATAGTATATGAAGGTAGATCTGCACTACTTGCTAATAAATTAAATTCACGTTTGTTTAGAATATTAAAAATACTTGAACCTAATGTGCTAAGAGCAGTTGTATTTACATCAACTACAATGTGATATAAAAAACTATTCTTTGGAGCAAGTCTAAAATTGTTACGTCTGTATAATGCAGAGGCATGAGCAAAGTCACCGACTATGCCTTTGTTTGCATCTAGACTGCTAAAGTTATCATAAAAACTATTCAACGCCATACTGTATTTATCTCATTAAAAAAGGAGCCTAAAAGACTCCTTTTTTTGTAGCAATCTCATTTAAGTATTAAAGAGCTGCGCCGCCTGTAGCACCTGTGCCTGTTTCACTGTTTCTATCTTGGAAATTGTTTGGTGTGCCTACGCCAACATTAAGTTGAACTGCGTTATCATATGTGATGTTTAGTGCAACTGTCATTGCATCGTTTGTTGCGTATGACATTGAACCGTAATCAACTTGGTTTAGATAACAACCATATAATTCCCAGGTTTCTAGTACTTGTGGAGTATTTGCGCCGTTTCCACCATCTAAGATTTCAATACGTTGTGTAAATTTGTAATCTTGACCTGTTGCAGCACTTGCTTGTTCAAAGAAGTCGAACTGCTTCTGTAGCTGTTCGCCAACTAGTTTTTGAACGTTGCCGTTAATATCGTCACGTAAATTAATTGTTACAGGCTGCCACGTGTGCTTACCTGCCATCATAATTTTACTGTTATATACATCTAATTGAATTGGATCAAACGAAATGTTTGGTCTTGTTGCATCAATTACTTGCTTTGTTAATTCTGTTGTGTTTCCAGTAATACCAAAATTTTCCAGTGTCACTCTAAAGCGATACTGAAGTTTTGGCATAAGCAAACCTTGGCTACTTGAAGTAGTGTCGTTTGCTAATGGAACTGTTAAATTCAATAGAGTTGAGATTGCCATCTATAGTTTCTCCTTAATACACAAGTATTTATCATTTGTAGGGGGTTTTTGTTTCACCCCCTACTTTATGATATTAAAGACCTGCGATCTCGCCTGTGTTTTTGATACGTAGTGGAATATAGATAAATTCTACTGCTTTGACTGGTTCAATAGCAATATCTACGTATAGTTCGTTTCTATCGATTCTTGCTGGTGTGTTGTTTGTTTCATCACATACAACTAAGAAGTCAAATAGTGCTCTAAGTCCAACTAGTTCAACTAGCAAACTTTCTACCTGTTGCTTGATTTCATCACGTGTGATTTTATCATTTGGTTCAAATAGATATGGTTTTGCTAGTGTGTTAAGTTGGCTACGTAAATATACTACCAATCTTGCTACGTTGATTCTATCCAATGCACTTGCATTTCTTGCACGAGTTTTCTGTCCAAATACAACTAATCCTGCTCCTGTTAGGAATGTAATCGGATTTACGTTGTTTGAGTACAGTGTATCTCTTACGCCTTCGTTAAGTGCTGTTGCAACAAACTCACCTTCGCCGTTAATATAACCTGTTGATGTTGCGTTTGTTACGCCGCCACGTCTTGTACCTGCTGGTGCAAACCATGGATAAGCAACTTGATCATTTAATGCAAATGTGCGTAGTACCATGTGCGATGCTGGAACAACAATGTTGTTGCCTGCGTTGTCACTTGTGAAACCACTTGGATAATATACACCTAAGTATTCATCTCTACTTACAAGACCGTTATCGTTATCTTCTACAACTGTATTAACGTTTGTTGCCCATTCGTTAAGTGAAGTTGCATCTGATGTCAAACGCATTGGAGAGTCACCAATAACAAATGCTGTTAAGCCTCTGTCATAGTTTAGTGTGATCATCTCGCCAATCAGTTCTGGATAACCTGGAGTTGCAATCAAGTTAAAGATACGTGACTCGTCATCACGGATATCTTGGTTCTCGTTTAGCATTGCTTGTAACGCTTGTACAACAACTTTACGCTGTGCTTTACGTCCAAAGCTACCTGAGCCATCTGCTTCATTAGCTGACTCTGTTACCCAACGGTGTGGATAGTATCCTGCCATTGAATTGCCGTCGTCACTTCCTCTGCCATTGTTTGCACTAATATCAATATAGTTACGCTCGAAACGTTTTACGTTGAATCCGCTTCTACGTAGGTTCCATAGCAACATACCTTTTGGATATAGTGCTGGATCTGGAGCATCTGGATCTAAGTAATCACTTGCTAGTAGATCTGCAATATCTCCTGCTTCGCCGCTGTTTGCACCTGCTGTATTGTAACGTGCATCAGCAAAGATAATACCGTTTTCTGTTGTTTGGTCAGTTGTGTCCAACTCAATCCATGAACTCAATGTTGCATTCCAACGATATACTCTTGGGAAGTTTTCTAAATCTGCTGTGCTTACCCATAAGTCGCCTGTTACTAGATCAGTAGTACCATCTGACTGTTTTGTTGGCTCAGTTGCACTTACAATAGGTCCTGCTGGATCTGCACTTGCATATTCGTTCAAGTAACCTTTCCAGTCTGATCCGTCATGTACCATGATATCAACTTCGTCAATTACGCTGCTGTACCATAATGCGCCATCTTCTGCTAGTGCAGTTGGTGCTTCATCACTTGCTGTGTATGTAAGCTCTTTCCAAAGACTTGCAACATAATCACTGCCACCTAAACTATAGAAGTTTGCAGTTCCTGTGCTGTTTGTGTAGTTCCATGCTGGGAACGCCATTACAAATTTGCTGTTTGTGTCAGTAATTCTAATGTCACCGCCAAGTGCGTGTGTAATGATAACTTTGTTACCTGTACCAACACTTGCACTAACATTTGTTAGTCCTGCTGCGTTAATTGCTTCAGCAAGATCATCTGCATCATCTGCTGTACCTGCTGCTGTAAATGATACTGTAACCGATGTGCTCATTGTTGCACTACCTTTTACACTTT